GGACAAAATCTTGCCGAGGCGGCCACACGCCACGTAAACGTGACGGGAGCCACCTTCGATAGAGCGGAGTCGCAGAGTATGAGAGAAAAAAGTGATAGCCATGGCAGAGCGAGGAGTAAGAACATCGCTCTCAAGGTACATTCCGCGACGGGCAACCTCGAAAGCAAGTTCGCTAATGCCAAACCATGATCGATCAGTAGAGAATCCAAGGTCATCGCCACCATTGATTTGCTTGAGATGAGAACGCATCGAATCGATGGTTTCGGGTTCAGGGGCAAGATCAAGGTAGGCAGCGGCGACGACACGATGGGTCATTAAAGTATTGACAACAGTCGTCAAATACCAGCCAGAGGGGTTGAGCTCGAGCTGGAGTATACGGTCGCCAAGTATTACACGCGGACACATAGCCAGGTTGAAGACAAGGTCAACGCCAGCATGATAAGCTGGGGAAAGACCAGTCTTCATAAAATCACGCTCGGGTTCGGAGTCCTTCCAGGATGTATCACACCCTGTCTGGTCAGCATCAAACGCGAACGGAAGACTATCAAGGCTACGGAGCAGACGCTCAAGCCCGCGACCAAAAATGTTGACACCAATGGCACTGGAGTGCCGATGACACGTGGAATTAAGAGAATCACACGCGCGCTTAAAAAGCATAGCACAGGCCAAATGGTGGTGAAAAGGAGCAGGCAGGAAGATACGCGAGTTCTTCCCGCGAGGAAGCAACTCATCCTTGATGGTTGCAATAAAAAGACACTCTTGGTAAACGCCATTAACAAGTGAGATTGCTCTACTGGTAATGACGTCACTGTATTTGTCCCAAGCTTCGCGTTTGGTAGAACAACCCATGTTGACATAAGGCCAACCAGGGGATTTGTCCCAATCAACGAATTTGAGAACTTCATCAAGGGTAGAAAACCCACCAATTACAAATGGCGAGAACTCACGGTTGAGAATTTCAAGAGCACGGACATACTCAGTCGAAGTAAGATGCACGCCTTTCGGTCGGCACATCTTAGAGATCCAGTGCATATACGAAGCACCGGTCATAGCTGAGGGGAAAAAGGAAGGAACAAGGGAACTGTATGGTGAACTAACATACTTGGACTTTGGAAGTGGTCGATGACCAACAACCCCGACGCCAATGAACGCACTCTGATAATTACGGGAAAACCCCATAGGAGGAACGAGTCGTTCTATTGACCCCACCGGTTGAACGATGGGGACAATTAGTTTTTTGGCCGCCTCGAGAGCCACACAAGCATCTCGGGGGTGACCGCGAAAGCACCGTTGTCGACTCCGTTGTTGTTTCCAAACGAATGGAAGCCGACGATCTTGTTGGCCACAACGTATGGCGAGCCACACATACCCGCCTTAGTACTGGCCTTAATAAGAAGCTCAGTGGGACAGTCAGGCTTGTAGGTGACAACACCAGATTGAGTGCCAGTTGGGCAAACAATAGCACCGTGGGGTGTGGGATTGGACGTTGCCTTAGCTAACGTCTGAAACGCTTTCACAGAAATAACAGCACAGTTTGAGACGCGCATTGGCAGAAGAACAAGATCGCTGTCGCCAGGAATCTTGACGACATTGGACGCGAGAAAAGGCTCAGCAAGGCCGGGAGAATGGGGTGGAAACACCCTAACCTCGGCAGAGCTGCCTATAATGTGGTTTTGCGTAATCACGCCACGATCGGTATAAATCCCGTAGGCCGCGTCAGTAGCACCCTCAACGGAGACAATGCCATAGAGTATCTGAGTCGAGTGCTCAATGAGAGGATTCGAGACGACGGACGAGTCACGACTGACTGAAGCACCTTCTGGGATAGCTGGCAAAGGCTTCTTAGGGCGCTGCGACGCAGCCTTCTTCTTAGGCTTATTGGCTTCGGGAATCGGAACC